TGGTATGAGCTATGCCAAGAAGTATGCTTACTTAAACGCATTACATTTGAAAACAGGTTTAGATTTAGAAGATGGTTATAATGCCAAACCTTTTTCAACTAACAAAATTCCACAGAGTAGTGGTACGAAACATGGTAGTCAAACTACTCATGTAAAAAAAGATGTGCAAGCAATCATGTCTGATATTCAAGGATGTAAAAACATTTATGAATACAGAAGGGTCAAGAAAGAAGTTGATCCTTATATTGAAACTGCACTTAAAAACAAAAGTCCCAAATTGTACGCAGAGATAAGTGATCTGTTAGAGACAAGAGGGGATGAACTAAATAGGAGAACATAATGAGTAATATATACATAAAACTTATTGCGAACCACCCTGTTTTAAAGCAAACCATTCTTGACATAATGCAAATGAAAAAAGAACAAGGAGATAATACTCCTCTTTTCGTTGCACCCAAGAATGAAGAAAGACCTGACAAGAACTGGACTATTGGTGTGAATATCCCTCAAGAAGCCAATGGTTGGTATAGTCAAGCTGCTTTCGGTGCTACAACAGATGATGGACAAGCTACAGGTGGTGTAAATGTTTCATTAAAACCTAACGATGCAAGTAAATCATCAACAGGTGGAAGTGGACAACCAGCAATGGGTGGGTATAAAAAACCTTTCCCAAAAACTGGAACTTATGGTAGTTATAAAAGATAGAGCTTAGGCTCTAAAGTTTGTGGCGGAGTTTTAGTCATTACCCTTGACTTTCTTACGTTGTTTTCCTTCGCCACAGACTCCAAACAATATGAATAAAAATAAATTACAGAAACAAATTGGTGGCTCACACTATAAAGATAATTTTAAAATCCAACCCATTGAATACATACAAGCTAATCGTATGGAATTTGCTGAGGGATGTGTTGTTAAGTATGTGTCGAGACACTCGTTTAAAAATGGCAAAGAGGATATATTAAAAGCCATACAAAACCTAGAATTTATATTAGAAAGAGATTACAATGATTGACAAATCCACCAAAAAGGTTATAAGAACAAAGTACGGAGATGCAAACTTTAAATATGTAGAAAGTTTTGATTCCGTTAAGAAAGCTGCCGACCCCTCAAGTGAGGGAGAGTTAGTAGAAGTAGTGGTCCAAGAAATTAAATGGGATCACACAATAGTGAAGGAGGATGCTGATGGAAATCAGAAAGCGTCTGCAAAAACTGATGGACAAACAAAGGAAAAAAAGTGAGTTGTATGTTCAAACAGTACAGAAAGCTAACAAATTAAAAGCTGAAAGTTACAGCTTACATTTGGAAGTGACTGAATGCAGAGAGCAATTAATGGCAAATAGATAGTCATTAATTAGATAAGTTAAAACAACAACAAAAGTTGGTAACAACTGAAAGGGTACTATGCACTTAGAAATAATCAATAAGAAAAAGAAACAAATTAAACTTGGCATGAAAGCTATCATGTTTAGAGAACTATCACCAAGAGAACTACAGATATATAGAACAGGATTTAAGAATGGCTATAGGTTAGCTGAAACGCATTTAGTTTTTAAAAGCCAGGCACTTGCAGACAAACTGCAAATGAAAGAAGATCGAGATAAAATTAGAAAGCAAGTCGAGTACAAGCATCCTGTAGGTTATGAAACTTTTAATAAGATATTATATACTGTCGGCAAACATTATAATATTAGCACCAAAGAAATCATGAGCAGAAGAAGATTGGCTTACATGATTAAACCACGATCAGTTATTATTAATTATATTTTAGAACACTTCCAAATCTCAACACCTAAGTTGGGAATGTTTTTTAATTACGATCACTCAACCATCATTCATTATAGAAGAGCAAAGGTAAAACAAACAGGGATATGGAAACCTTTAGAATATATTTGGAAAGATTACGAGATCGTAAAAAAAGAATTGTCTAAGTCCTAGCGTAGTTAGGTTTCTTATCTTGTCTTGTTTTTCTTTCAGCTTTTTGTTTTCTTGATACCGCAGCGCGTCTTTGACTAGCTGACATTGATCTAGCTTTTGCAGCAGGTACACACTTAGGATAGTTCTTTCTTGTTTCACCACCGCTACGACCACACTTGGGAAAGCCACCACTTTTTTTTGGATTAGCAATGTCTACCCAATTAGCTTGTACCCATGATCGTAAACCTTTTGACATTATTTTTTCTTTCGTTTTGCTTTAGGTTTTATTCTACCTGAACATACACCACTCGCATACATATTAGCGTATGCAGAGGGGTATACTTTAAACTTTCGTTTGGCAGCAGCTTTACCTTTTGCACAAAGTTTAGCCATTACTTTTTCTTCTTAGCCTTAGATTTCATTATCTTTTTTTGTAGTCCTTTAGGTAAAGTCTTTTGTTTTGCTGTAAGTTTACCTTTTGATTTCTTGCCGTACATTTTGTTTCTCCATTTTTATATATTTATCGAAACAACTTTCTGTGTTTACACCATAGTGTTCACAAAAATGTTTCTTCTCTGCATTTATAATCCATCCACCTTCATTGCTCAAGAGTTCTCTTTCACATATTGTACATTTTCCACATACTAAAGTTAGATTGCTACGAGACCAGGTTTTTTTTCTTACCATTTTTTGCATGACCAATAACGAGCTGTAAATTTATCTGTTGCAGTTTTACAGTTGTGTCTAGCTCTGAAGCTCTTTCTAGCTGCAGGATTTGACTTTCTTATTTTCATATTAGCATCTCCATATCTAATAATCTTTTCTTTACCATCCTTACAAGCCTTAACAACAAATTTCTTACCACCTTGAACTTGTCGTTTAGGTGCATTGCATTTCATTTTTGCTTTATTTATCGCCATGATGATATTTTATACTCTTTAAAATAATTTACAACTTTCCATTTATCTTTCTTTTTAAAGTTGCCACGTTTAGCATAGTCTGTAGCTTCTTTTTCTGTGTCCCATATCTCATTGGTGAACAGCTCCCACTTATCATTACGCATCCATAATATACAATACACTATTCAGATATTCCCATGAGCCATAGCATCAGAAAAATATAGCAAATGATTTCCATTATTCTAATATAAGTGATTTGATAGATTTAGATCCATCAATATTTGTTTCAAGTTCTGCTTTAGATTTAATACATTTATAATCTATGTTAGCTTTGACTTGTCTCATGGCTTCACGTTTATGTTTAAGACATACAGACATAGACTCTTGTATTCTATGTTCCTTAATATCAGGACCAATAAACATAAGAAGTGCTACAATCTCTGCTATCATTAGTGTCCGTTCCCGTTCTTTCTAACTTTGTCTTTTAAAGTTTCTACATCAGATAAAGTTTTTTCTAATTGTTTTCTTAAAAATTCTATATTAACTTTGTTAGTCATATTCTGTTCTTGATTTTTAATTAACTTTTCTACATCTTCAAACAAACTTTCAATTAACATAAATTGTTCTTGGTCTGTAGGTTTTTGTTCAGATTTTTTAAGTAGATCAGCTTGAAATAACTCACGTGAAGTTTCTAATGATGTAAGTCTAGCAGTAACTTCGGTATATGCAAAGACACCCATAGCTACAGCGATAACAATACCCACCATATTTTTAATTGGCATAGCTACTGATGTATTCTCGCTAACTTTCATCTTGGTTCTTCTCCTCCACAAATATAACCTATAACTTTTTTATCTTGGTACTTGTAATAGTAATGATTCGATAGAAAGGTTTTCTTCTTCTTCTCATGTACTGCTACGTTAGTATTAAACCAAGAGCTACAACTTGTAAATATCTCAAATGTATCTAGCTTGATGTCGCCACCAAAAGTTAAGTACATTAAGGTAATCATTATGGGTTTCATAGATTATTTAGCTTTTTGAAATAAGGTTTGAAATACTTTATTACCTACTGTGTGTATAGGATCTAAATTAATATCTTTAGAACATCCTGTAAACAATATGATGATTAATAAACTAACGACCTTGAGCATTATATTTTTTCCAATTACGTCTTTTATGTTTATTCATAGATGACGTTTTAGGTCGTCTACCCAAGCTAGTACTTTTTGCTATTCTTTCGTGTGGTTGTTTTTCTAGATTTAATTTTCTTTTTGCCATACTTGCCTGTTTGTTGAGATAATAAACTTATCTTTTTATTGTACTGTTGTGTGAAAGCATTTTTAATTGTCATTTGCCACTAAAGTTTTTAATCTCACTAGCTTTAATACCATAGATCGCAGCAACAACTGACACCCAAAGTCCAACCAACCACCAAGGCATGGATTGTAGTTTTTCAAAGAACAGATCCATCTTTCTTTCTATCTCTGGATCATCTGTAAATACAGAGTAAGCTAACATGAAGATGGGAGTTGATAATACAATCAGAACGAACTCATCTTTCCAGTCTCCCTTCTGATGCTCGAATACTTTACCTGAAAATTCTATCTCCCCCCGTCTCATCTTCTCTGCGTGAAGTAGTTTAGCTCCTGATAGAGCTTCTTTTGTTTTTTGTTTATCTTGATAGAGTTTGGCAGCTGTCTTGACTCCCATGCCTAATAAATTTAACCACATATTAAATTGTCCAAGGTAAGTATTTAACTGTCCCTTCCTCTCTTCTAGCTTTAAGCCATTGGTTTCTATTATCTTTTGTTGAATAACTACAATGAATCCATCCGCTTGTAGGTTCTCCTTCACGATAGAACTCAAGGATTCCTTGATCTATGTCTAAATTATTTTTAATCCAAATTGCTAAATCTAAATTATCTACACCTGGTATTTCAAAGTCTGCTGCCGCAGCTCCATCGTCTGCAACGTGTTGTGAATTAACTGACGAACCTATTGCAATACAAAGTTCAGCACATCTAAAACCACTAGATATAATTAAAGGTTTATCAAAATGTGATCTGATGGGTTGTAATACATTAACAGCTAATGCTTTTATATTTTCTATTTGAGCTGGGTTAGGGTTGTTATTAATACCTTTACGTTCAGCAACTTGTGATTTGCAAAGCTCGTCTAAAGTTATGTTAGCTGTAAGTTTCATTTGTTGTAATATATTTTGACCTTTAATTTTTTTTGTTCAGATGTCAAGGGTCTATTTATTAGTGTTCCTGCTCTTCTTTTGTACATATCTTTAGGGGTATATGCTGATTTTCTATAATTTGCACTCTTCACATCATAGGCTTGATACTCACCTGTGGTTATATCTAGGACTACCATGTCGATTGGTCCTTTACCCATAGCAGGTACGAATACAATCTTGTTGGGATCTTTAGCAAATTCAGCTTGAGCAATGAGTTCATTATATAATCCAACAGAAGCTGTCTGTCTGCGTCTAGCCATTTAATTTAAAGAAACCTATGACAGCTCCTAAAAGTCCACCTATTATAATTACAAAACTAATAACACCTTTACCTTTATTCATATCAGAGTGTAGGTTCTTAATATCTAAACGCATTTCATCTATAGCTTTAAATAAAGTTTTCATACGTTCCGCACACACCTTCTCGTGATAGGAGATGCGAATACTATTGCTTTTCTCTGCGTATTCTTTAATTTTTTTTACACTTGCAGATGATTTTTTTAATTTTGTCTTTGACATAGTTTTTTACTGTTTCCCAAAATTTTGTTATTTCTTCTAAAAAGATTCCTATCATTTTATCCATATATACTCCTATGATTCCTCTGTTTGTACGCATTGAAAATTAACAACCATTTTATTTTCATTAACTATACTACTATCTATACTATTTATTATTTTAATAGAACGTAGATAACCTGCACTAGCACATTCTGACCAAGAATTAAATACAAAACTATCGTTCATAGAGGGTAAACAATCCATGTGTACAGCAGAACATACCTTTAATATTAACATAAACTTCATGCTAATTTATTAACAGATAATGTTTATAATTTATAGTTTATCTTGCTTGAGATTTGTCTCATTCTCGTTAATTTATTAACGAGCCGTAGCTTAAAATCTTTGATTTTATTCTTTGTCAGATAGTAAAACTATCTGGCAACAGCTGGAACACCATTTGATGATACGATAGGTGCTTCTGCAAAAGCCATGTAGATGTTTGCTCCTGAATTAATTGCACCATCTGATGACCTGAATTTAAAACCATTTGAAAGAAAATCAACTGAGGTGTAACTTATTTCTGCGTTACTTCCATCTACATAAAATAAATCATCTACAACATTAGAACCACCTGATGTACTTCTTTTGTTATCATACAAATTCCAATTAGCTGTTGTATCTGACCTTTTTTGAATTAAGAAAGCAGGTTTAAATCCTGTATAAACAAAAGTTCCATCTGTACTTCCGTTTCCAACATATGAACCAAACTTGCTAAATCCTTTTTTCTCTGCGAAGCAGTAAGCTACATAAGTATTACCTGAACCATTGCAATTAGCAGCAGTTCCTACAGAAAAAACAGAACTTGTTGGGTCTGTATCATTCCAAACTGTTGAACTTGTCGCTGCTGCATCTGTTGCATTTAAATGCAAATATTTAGTTGCACCAATAGCTTTATGATAATTTATCCATTGTTGAGTTGCGTTTAATTGTTTGCAAATAACAACTGATGGTGCAGAACCTAATCCATGACCTATTGTGGCATTTGAACCTGTGCCTGTGTAAGTAGATATTGAAAAACCTGATGTTGTATTAGCTGAAGTGTAAGTTGTGTTAATT